AAATGCTTTTCTTGTTGTATCAACAAACTGTCCTTCGCTGGCAATTAATAAATTCCTTGTATATTCAAGAAGTCCAGCTTTTATGTTAAATGGATTAGAATTTAAAAAATTATCATTACCAGCACCATCGACAGCAGGAGTAATTTGGCTATTAACATCAACAAAATCACCACGATATTGTCCAACTTTATTATTGGTTATATTGTTTACACCATCTCTACCCCAAATAAGCCTTGGATTTGAAAAACCGCCAGCATCATTACTGAATTCCGTATTATTTTCAACCCAAAGATTTTGCGAATCTTTATCCCAAGCATACTCGTTAATATTAACAATTCCTGTTCCGAAATATCTATCAACAACATCAGAATTATGTCCATATTCAGCACTAAAACTTGTAATATTTAATGTTGAATTAATCATGTTCTGATTAGCAGCCACTAATGATTGTGAATTTAATCCCAATAAATTAAAATATGGGGAAAAGACTGCATTATTAAAATCAAAATATTTTTTATCATCATCACCTTCACCCAAATTTTTATCACCACCGCCCAATACTGAACTCACTGGTAATATCTGAATTTTTTCTTCAGCAGCATATGTGTAAAATGTTGTATCAGCATCTGGTAAATTATTTGGTCGATAAAGGTTTTGGTTTGCAGCATTATACATGAATTCCAATTGCGCCTTACCAGTATTCTTCAAATAATCGCTATATGTTGGATTTTTCTGAAATGGATAATCCTTCGCTGGATGTGGCGTTGGCGTAGTGCGAAAAAATAATCTGTCAACAAAATTTTCAAAATTTGTTGCATCTTCTTTTATTGTAATGCGTAAATCCTTATTGGCAGTAAATAGCTTAGTATCCTTATTTCCATCAAATAAATTTGATACTTTGATTGTTGGAAATGTTTGCTGTGCAAGATTAGATGCAAAGTTATGCATGAACTGCTTACCCAACATCATTAATCCAATATCAGTTAATGGTGTCGGATTGGTAATAAGCCTACCATAAACAGTATTCTTTAAGTTATATGATTTAAATGGAGTTATACCCTCTATAATTGTACCTATTGCGTTTACCACATTGCTTGCATACATTTTATTTTGCAATGGATATTCCGTATTCGGTGCATATAAGTTTCTTGCCTCTAATTGATTTCTCAATTTAGCCGAACTACTTAAAAGTCTTGAATTAGGTACGTTTGCAGTATCGTTATCTTCAGGATTTAATGTAGTGTAAGGTACTTCTGCCATTTATCTTTTATTTTAAGATAAATACTTGCAGAATAAATTTGTAAATTAATGAGAATTCCTGAAAATTTCTATTTTATCTTTCAAGCATTTTTTTTCAAAAGTTTCAACTGCTTCAAGTACTGTTATCTGTCGTTTCGGAGTTTTCCATCTCCAATCTTCATATTCTTCATCGTACATATATATTCCTTCAACAATTTTATCATATGCAATAATATGTTCATTCTTTGGAGTATTATGTTTGAAAAGAATACAAATTGCTATTGCTCCACCTTTATGAAGCACATGTATTAAATTTTTATATGCCAAATCCTGACCAAAAGGCATGTAATGTCCTTCCTTTTTGCCCTCTAAAAATACAAATGCCTTTGCATTATAGTCAATAAGTCCATCGATATCTGTCGGAGTTATCTTGCCATTTCTTTCCAGATTCACGAATAAAATTCTTTGATTAAAAGCATCTTCGTTTTTTACTTTATCCCTATTAATGTCATTTTCACCTTCCATATCTTTAATATTTTTAATTAAGACAAATTTAAACATTTTTTTCATTAAAACAAAAAATACTTGCACAATAATTTTCTATTATCTACTTTTATCTTGCCAAAAACTTGCCCAATACGATGCGGGGGATTTATAAATGAACCTATCTACAGGTCAAATATTGAAGGGATAAGAATTAAATTGAGGTTAAATCAAAACTTTAAAAAATAAGTAAAAAAATATTGATTTTTATATCAAATTTCTTTGAAATCAACGAATTAATATGTATCTTTGATATGTGGTTGAAATCTGGTACAGATTTAAAAATAGTACCCCCTGCGTTATATTGATTTTGATTAAATTCGCAGAAGTTAATCACAAAACACTTTGTAAATTCGTGCTTGACTCGTAGAGGTAAGTAAAGCGGTTTTGCGATTTCGACCCTGTGGCTGATGCCACTCCGCTAAAGCGTTAGCGAAAACGCTGGCGAAGTTACAAAAAAAAATTGACAATTACAAGACTTTTTGCGATTGTCAATTTTTTGTTAATAAATTAACACTATTTTGTAAACAGAATTATCTTCCTCTTAAACCACCTCTTGCTCTTTCAGAATGTTCAACAAGAGCGTCATATCTAATGGTTTTTTCAGTAAATCTTTCACCGTCTATATTTAATGTAATATCACTTACCATTGCAATACGTTTATCTGCAAATTCAACTTTCAATGGATTTTTTAATATTGAAGCTAAGTCAGCAAGTGCACCACCACCCTTAATATTTATTTTTCCGATTGATGCCAATGCATTAGCTACCATGACAAAATCATCGGCACTTCCTGATAATGCGAGTTTCATTGCAGTTAAAGCACCACCAACTCTTTCAACACCTTCACTATTTCTTGACATTCTTGCAAGTGCATTATTAAATGCAAATAGCATTGGAATTCCACCCATACCCATTGCTACTGTTATTGCGCCAACTCCACCTGCAACACCAAGTAATTGTTTTCCAGCACCAGTACCAGAAGCATTCATTTTGGCAATACCTTCTGCCATTTTTCCAATTCCCACCGTTGCTAACCTAATTCCAAATCCAATACCAACAAATGCTGCACCTAATGCAAGAAATCCAACTGCACCTGCTGATGCAGCACTACCTGCAAGTGCAATACCAATAGCTGCAGCAGGAAATGCTATTGCCATTGTCATTGCTATATTTTGTAATGCTTTTGCTTGTTCAGGAGTTAAATCTTTCATTGCTGTGGCAAGTTTAGCAACGCCTTCTGCAGCAAGCATAATTCCTGCACCCATACCAGCACCAGCAGCACCAATTCCAATACCTTTTCCTAATCCAGAAAGTCCTGCACCAGCACCTGCTTTTAAACCACCACCAGCAGCACCGCCTACACCACCTGCTCCACCACCTGCTGCTCCAGCTTTCCCAAAAATACCTGTAAATTTACTTAAAAAAGTGCCAAATATTGATGGTAATCCTCTAATTGCACCAACAATTCCACCAATTGCACCAATTGATTTAACAAGTATAAATGTTATTGCTGTTGCACCACCAAGAAATTTAAGTAATCCGCTTAAAAATGGACTTTTTGTAATGGCATCTATTGCACCAGTGATTTTTTCTGCAATTGGTCTGACTGCATCTAAAACAGTCTTAACACCTCTAAGCATTGGTAATAAAACAGATTTTAATTCATTTATTGTTGCCTTAAATGCTTCATCAAATGTCTGTGCTTGTTTTGCACGTGCTTCAAGTGAAGATTGTTCTTTAACAAACGATTCGGCTTGGTCTCTGGTTAATGTGGAAATATCTCGCATTGTGCCACCAAGCATAACTTGGAATTTACCTGTAGATGAATCAAATTTAGCTGCTCCTTCGATAAGTTTTTTCTGATTTTCAGTTAAACCAGCAGCAGCCAATTGTTTATCCATTGTATCCAAGTCAAGCCTTCTTTGAGCAATTTCAGTCATTTCTTCCTGTGAAATACCTAAAGATTTAGCAACTTGTGCAAGACGGTCACGGTCTGCAGGACTTATAACTTTTTCAAATACACCTTCTGAATTCTTTTTGAAATTAAAAATACCTCTGGTCATTTCAGATATTTTTTCATTCATTTTATCAGGTTCATTACGAGCCATGTACAACCACTGGAACGGGTCCATCTTCGCAAACTCCCCACCCATTACCTGTAAATTAGCACCTAATTCAATTACTTGTTCAAGACCTCTGGTAGCTTCAGCAACATTTAGAGCAGTAGCCATACTTACTCTTGTTTTTTCAGCATCCATAGCCATTTGACCAAATGCTTTAACACCACCCTGAAATGTAAATGTGCTTAATTTCTTAAAATTATCGGTTACAGTCTTTAATACTTTTGTGGTATTCACACCCATTCTTTCAGAAGTATCAACAACACCCTGAACAAGTTCCATTGTATTTTGGGCATCAACACCCATAAATTCAAACTGTGCTGCAAGTCTTGTTGCCTGTTCAACGCCTAATCCAGTACCTTTACCAATTGCGAGAACACTTTTTACCATTTCATCTGATAATGCAACTGCTCTACCAGTTTCATCAGCAAATCCAGTCATAACTGCTTGAACATCCTGAAGACCGCCACCTAATTTTGCAGCATATAAAGCAGATTGTTCAAATGAATTTCTCATCATATCTGCTTTAGTTCCAGATAATCCTAAATTAAGAATTGTTTGACGGATTACTTTATCATTTTCATTAAGAAATCCCCAGAGTTTTCTTGCTTTATTAGCTATATTATCATAAAGTCTTCCACCCTCTGCAATTCTTTTATTATGTTCAACAAGTTCTTTATTTATTCTTCTAATTTCCTGATATTCTCTTTCTTGTTGTGCAACCAAATCATTTAATGCTTCAACTCCTTTATCACTTAACAAGCTGAAGTTATCCATCATTTCATTAATCAATTTTTGCCTATCAGCATATTCTTCCTGTCTTGCTGCAAGTTTTTGCTGACCATCAGAAATTGCATCAAAAGAACCTTCCATTTTTTTGAATTGGTCATATGCTCTCTGTAGACTTTCGCCAAGAATTTTTGCTTTTTCTTCTTCTCTTGCCATGTTGATTAATGATTATTTCTATATAAATACAAAAGACCGAAATTTTTATTATCTCGGTCTTAAACTGTTTCTTCTTTGTGCCTGTTCTGTCAACCTTTCAATTTCTTCATTTTCCTTTTGTAATAAAAATAGAAAATGTCGTCTTCGATAAACTGGTAATTTTTCAATATAATCTGCCTGAAACTTAGCGTGCTTGGTTAGAATGAAAATTTCTTCATCTACCATTTTTTTATACTCACCCGCTAAGTTGAGGGGAAAAAAAAATCAACACCGATTGTTAGATTGGCTATAAATTTATATCCGTCTTTTGCCATGAACTCATATGCCATATCAACATCAGGACTTACATCAATAATTTTTTTACGAATTGTAAATGCATCAAGTGCTGGCATGGCATCAATAAATTTATCAATATATGACCTGTCAGTTTTTTCATTTATTGCAACAACATGTGCTTTTAATTTCATTGTTGCATAATGATTAAAGTCCTCACCATATGCTTCTTGTAATGCCTGTGCCTTTCTATAAAGCATATTTTCTTCACCAGAAGTTAAAAGCCTGAATGTCACAGTCTTTTTACGCATAGGTATTTCAACTTTAAAATGACCAAATTCATCTGGCATTTCTTTTAGTTCTTTATACCTTAATTTAAGTAAGTCAACAGTAGACTTAAATGGTATAGCTGTACGTGGGTCAGGTACATTAACACTATAATCTGCACCATAACTTGAAGTACGAAGGAATAGAATTATGGCACTCCTGTCTCCCGTAAGCAAATCATCAATATTTACATTAGGTGTCTTAATCTTCCTCTTTAGTAAAACATCAATAACTGTCCCATTTTCAATCAGTGATGGAGTTGTTAATAAATCCTCATCTCTTGATGTCATATACTCAACAGCAACCTCAGAGAGACCATCTTGATAAAATAGTCCTCTTGACGGTAATTTAACAATTTCATATGAAGTCATTAAATCGGGGTCAGTTTCCTTTGACATTGTTTTTTCAAAATCCTCTGGGTTGAAAGGTTTTGCTTTTGGTATTTCATTACCAACAGCTTTTCTGTTATCAGGATTACTTTCAATTTGCTGCTTATATTTTTTCAGCATTTCCTGAACATTTTCTTTTTGCGGAGCACTTTCTGATTGTTGTTTAGCCATTTTATAAATTTTTATATTTTATTATTGTTTTTGATAAATACTGCAAAAAAAATTTTTTATCAATTTTCAAGATTTTTAATTAAAATTCGTATTAGCATATGTAAACATATGTATTTAATACAGTTTTTTATAATTATGATTATCTAAAGCAAAGATTTACGTGGAAAAAAAGATTTTGGTTGTATATGTTGGTGTTGCAGGAATTCGTGGAGAGGATATTGAATACTTCGTTCATAAAATAGTAAGTAAAATAACTCCGACTACTTTTGAAGGAGAAATTATTGTAATTCCAATACAATCCTTAGATACAAGAATTGAATGTATTAATCCAAAATACATTACTGAAGAAAATTTAGTGAAAGAGCACACTGAATTAATGAAAGAATTAAATGATGAACTCCGTCATCAGGCAGAGCAATTAAAACAATTTTACGAGAATGAGCAGAAAGATACGAGTGGGCATTGATATTAATGAAGTATTGAGAGCAAGATGGCTTCAATTTGATAGATTTTATGCCCAAGAATTTGGTGAAGATGGCGCACCTAAACCACAGCCATATTGTTATGATTTTTTTAAAACATATCGTTGGAATGATACTGTTGAAAAAGTTAAAGAATTAAAAGAGCCAGAAGAAATGGCTAAATATGATAATGCAAGTCCAACGACATATCAGGTTGATGAAAAGACTGGTGAAGCACCCGTTGACGCTTTCTTATTTAAGAAAGAAGAAGAGATTAAACTTACTGCTAAAGAAGTATATAATCGTTTTATGTTTGAAGATTATTGCTTCGAAATTCATGCCAGTGCCACAATGATGTACAAAGGCATGGACTTACACCTTAAAAATTTTCTATTGAAGTATGATAAAACAGCTAAGTTTGTTGTAACCTCAATAGAAAATCCATTCAGTATCCCGCCAACATTATTCTTTTTAAGTAAAATAACCAGCAGGTTTAAGGAATATAAATTTGTTGAAGAAGGACATCAAATGTGGGATGATGTCGATGTTTTAATAACCTCAGACCCAGAAATATTGAAAATGGGAACTCCTTGGGGCAGGAAATTAATTAAAGTCAAAAGACCGTATAATGAAGACATTAAAGCAGGTTCTTTGGAAATATTACAAATTAATGATTTGATTGACAATAAAGAATTTGAAAAAATAATTAAATATAAAAATAAGTAAAATGAGTACAGTTGATTTAAGCGCAGAAGCACAAAAAGCTGAACAGGAAAAAATACAAAAAATTAGAGTTTCTTTAGACAGATTAGCCAATAAAAAGTCTAAATTTATATTCTGTGTTCCAGAATCGCAAAGTCCAGCAGCAAGCATATATGAAATTTATTTTCAGGCTACTGTTGTGAAAAATATGGGATATGAAGTTATTGTTATGGTTGAAAAGGGTGATTACGTTGCCCCAACTTGGATTGAAAAAGAATTAACCGACCATAAACACATGGCAATGACCGACCCTAAACTTACGGTAGGTCCTGAAGATATTATGGTCATTCCTGAAGTATATTCAAACATCATGGAACAAACAAAAAATCTTCCATGTTTGAGAATTGGATTACTTCAATCGGTTGATTATATGATGAATGCCCTAATCCCGGGAACCGACTGGACTGCCTTTGGGGTTCGTGATATTATTACCACATCTCAGACACTTAAAGAATGGCTTTATACGTATTATGGTCAGAAATTTAATGTTCAGCACTATAATATTGGAATTCCAGAATATTTTGAAAAATCAAATATTCCACAGAAGCCGATAATATCTGTAATTGGAAGAAACCCAAACGAAATTTCAAAATTTGTAAAATTATTCTTCACAAAATATCCCCAATATAGCTGGGTAACATTTGACCCAATGGTTACTAAAAGCAAACCACCGCAGCCAATGAGAAGGGTTGACTTTGCAAAAAGATTGCAGAATAATTTTGCTGCTGTATGGATTGACAGGATTTCAAGTTTTGGAACATTTCCTCTTGAATGTATGAAATCTGGAGTAATTCCAATTTGTTTTAAACCAGATATTACTCCTGAATATATGATTGAAAGAGATGAAAATGGTGCTCCACTAAAAATTGTTGATGGCGGTGGTGTTTGGACTGAAAACTATTATGACCTACCAATATTAGCTGGTGAAGTTCTCATTAAGTTTCTTGATGATAATATTTCACCTGAATTATATGAAAAAATGGATAAGATTGCCGAAAAATATACTCAGGAAAATGCAGAAAAAATGCTTGTTGAAATTTATCAAGGATTTATTAATAGAAGAATTGAATTGTTTAAGACTGCACTTCCTGAATATGTAGTTGAACCACCAGTCGCTGACCAAGCGCAAACGGTTAATCTAACAGAACCTCCAGTTTCAGAACAAAAATAATTTTAATTAAAAATTTATATACAATGAATATTTTATCAGTAATAATTCCGATAATTGAATGTGACGATACCACCACTCCATTATTAACAAATGCAGTTGAATCAATTGCAAAACAAGAAGGTATTGAAGCCTTTCCGCCAATTTATATAGTATTTCCTGCAGCAATTGAAACCAATGTTATTAGCTGGAGAGATTCGATGATACGTAAACATCAGGATAAATTAAATTTTCTTTTAGTTAAAAACGAGGGAAACACTGATTATCAATCACAGGTAAACCTTGCGGTCAATACAGCAAATACTGAATATTTCTCGGTACTTGAATTTGATGATGAATATAGCTTAACATATTTCAGAAATGCTCAGAAATATATTAACTCATATCCAGAAATCGATATTTTCTTAACAATGATGATTGAAGTCAATGAAAAGAATGAAGGCATTAAATTAACCAATGAAACTGTTTGGTCACAACAATTTGTGGGTGAAAATGGTGAAATGGGTTATCTAAACTCTAAAGCACTTCAGCAATATACTGATTTTAAATTATCTGGTGCAATAATAAAGAAATCTGAATTTATAAATCTTGGGAAATATAAAACAAATATTAAACTAACTTTTATGTATGAGTTCTTACTTAGAGCATTAAATAATGCTTGTAAGATATATTCTATACCAAAAATCGGATATAAGCATTTTGCAAATAGGGCAGGTAGTTTATTTGATACTTATCTGAAAACAATGCCCGTTGCCGAAAGAAAATTCTGGTTTGAAACTGCAACAAAAGAAGCTAATATTTTAAATGATAGACCAATAGATATGTCAAGACTTCAGAATGCTGCACAAAAATAACATCATTGTTGATTTATGTTAAATGAAAAACAAAGATAATGAAAACGGTGTACCATATTTTGCAGAGAGAGAAGAACAGGCTGTTTTAGATTACATTAAGTCAACCTCGAAAGAAGAAAAGGAAAGAATATATAATGAAATTCTGATTGAACCTTTTCGCAAAATGACACAATCAATATTAAGAAAATATCCAATACACATTGGAAATTATGATATTGATGAGGTTGAAGAGAATGCTCTAACACACCTGATTGAGCATATGGTTAAATTTGACCCGAATAAAATAACTAAAACGGGAAATAAAACTAAAGCATATAGTTATTGCCAAACAATAATCAGGAATTTCTATAAGGATTGGAGCAAAAAAACATATACTGAAAAGAAAACAAATTTATCATATGATGATTTCCTCGAAGAAATTAATGAAAATGTGGAATATTCATATGAAATGGAAACCGATACCATTCATCAATACGAACATCTGATTAATATCGTTGTTGAAAAAATTGAAACAAGAATTACCAGCGACACCGCATTAAAGAAAAATGAAATTATTGTTGGTGATGCTATTATAAACGTATTGAAAAATTGGCACATTCTGTTTATGGAAGAAAGTCCTGAAGGAAAGTATAATAAAAGAGTAACCAATAAATTTGCAAAAAATAAAATTTTACTTTTTCTAAAAGAACAGACTGGATTATCCACAAAAGAAATTAGGATTGGAATAAAACCATTTAAAGAAATCTATTTCATTGAGAAGATGGACTATTTAAATGAATAATCATGTTTCCAATTAATGTGTATTTATATGTACTAAAACTATTTTATGAGACACGTAAGATGTAAGTGTGGAAAAAGAGTCGGATGGACTTCAGATAGTTTTCAAGACTGTCAGGGATGTCCTGAATGTGGAACTACCTATGCAAGTCATCCTGACCATCATAAGCCACTTCAGCCTCATGATTGGGGAATAAAATATAATGAAAACACGGGAAAGCCATACAAAAGATGTAAAAAGTGTTACGAAGTTGATGAAGATAGTTTTAGAGAATCACACATAACTGAAAAAAAATAAAAACATGTAATTATGCCACGTCCTCAAAGAAAAAGATTAAAATTTGATGAAGATAGTGTAAATAAACTACTTCAGGAGATTTATGATGAATCTCACAACATTAAAGCTAAAATTGCCAGACTTTTTACTAAATGGGAACAAAAAGTAAAAGAAGGTAGTGAAATATCAGCAATTGGTGACCAGATTGTAAAATTAATTGCTGCTGAAGCCAAGAACCAAGACCAGAAAATCATGCTTTTAAGGTATTTAAAAGAAGTTGTATTTGAAGATAAATCACAAAATGGTGTTACCAATAAGAAACCTGATGAAAAAAGTGATGTATCAATTGACAGGAGAAATGAATTGTTAGATATGGTTCAAAGAGAAATTGAAAAGAAAGAAAAAGAAAGAGGTCAGTAATGAGTATTAAAGATGATAAAAGAAGCATTTTTACGACAATTGGCGCATATACTTCATATATGCAAGGTATTAAATTGCCTGAACCACAAGATGCTTTTACATCAATAAACAGCACAAAAAATGATATTACTGCATTCTTAATGGATGTAATAAAATCTATTGTTGGTACTGACGGATTAAAAGAAACAATTGGTAAATTATTTACCGATTTGATTGATACAGTTGAACCACAAATTAAAGAAGGATTAAGAAATCAATTTACACAATTTAATGCTGGTGATGCTATTCCAGCAGGATTCACCAATGGAGTTAGAGTAAAAGCTGCACAAATTGATATTAACGGAACACTTAAATCCAGTGGAAATCCAAGTGTTGATGATTTGCTTCGTGATAACAGTGTTACAAGTTTTAATACAAGGGCATATGACGCAATTATAAATGCTGGTACTGATGTAATATATAATAATTTAATTGTTAATTACGATGCAGTAACAGATGAATTTATTTTCAAGCCAAATCCAGCAGTTGCTGCGCAAAATGCAACGGTTGGTGCATGGATGGGTAATTATATTGACGATGCTGTAATAATTAATAAAAAAGAGTTCTTAACACAAGTTATGAATAGTGTTTATGGCACAATAACAGCTAATCAAAATAAAACCGTTGAGCAGATATATCAAGAATTACAAGTCGTTAAACTACTTGAAAAATTAATTGATGGTGATGATAGTCTTGAATTAACACAAGAAGATTTTGATGAATTACTACAAAAAGCTAAAGCACTGGCTGATGGTGTAATTTATTATGATATGGGTTGTGGATTAGTTGGTGCAACATTATCATTAGATGCCTTTACTGATTTTATCAATCAGGTTTCAGGAATGACCGATTCGAATACTGCTGCAAATGCTGCTGAAGCAACAATCGATGAAAGTATGGAAGCCAACCCTGAAGTTGCTGCAACCAATAAAGAAACAATACGTGATGGATTTTTTCAGAGATTAATAAAAGCATTTCAATTAGCATTATCACAATTAGTTTCAACATCTCCACAGATAAGGGCATTACAAGCAATTATGGGAAAAGTACAAAACGGTGTTGTTGATTTTACTAAAGCTGTTGATGATTTAAAAAAATGGAAAGTATATATTAAATGCATGATAAATGAAATCATTAAAATTGTCGTTAAATATATTTTTGATTTAGCTGTTTCATACTTAATTGCATGGCTGCAGCCAATAATAAAAAAGTTTGCACAAGAAAAAATAATACAATACTTAGGAGTATTGAAAAGTTTAATACCTTTAAAATTATGATAGTAGACCAGAAATTAAACAAGCAGTTTGTAGGTGTTTATCTTATTGATGGGTCAATAGATGGCACACAACTCGCAACAACCTATAAGCCAAATTGGTTTAGAAGGGTAATGACCAGATGTTTTGTTGGTTGGAAATGGATAAGTATTTCCAAATTAAAAACATTACAACAAATAGAACAAAAAGCAGCTAAATAATATGGCAATGAATTACAGTAGTATTGAGGCAATTATTTCTGGATTTGATAAAATTCTGAAACTGTCTTCGATTGGCGGTCCGCCACCTATTCCAACACCATTGATATTGGTGGGTGTTCCACGAAGACCCGGGCTATCGCCATCGAAAATTGCTTCACGTATTATTGCAAGAAAAAGTGAAGCAGGATTACCTGTTGGCGTATTACCGTCTGGTGCAATTTCGCCCGATGAAATTATGGAAAGAATCAGAATAGAAGAAATAGTGAAAGCACTTCAACAGGATGCGATTATTAGTGTAGCAATACCTGCAGGTATATCACTTTCTGCAGCAGGTATTTCACCAACAGGACCTGTTTCGGTGTTTGGTTCAACAATAATGTTTTCAAAAGGTTATGGAATTATACAATAATGGAAAATTTATCTGAATATACGCCAACTGAACTATTGAAAATGATTAATGATATCAAGAAAAAGCATGATACATTAAAACAGGAAATAGTTGACCATACTTTTCAGGTTGATGAACTTGAAAAAATTATCAACAATAAACTTAATGAATTAGCTGAAGCAGAAAAAAATTATGTTGCATTAATAGAAGAAATGGAAAAAAGAAATGCCATTCAATAAACCAATATTACAAAAAAGTAATCCATATAAGCCAATTGGTCAAACGGATGTCCTTACCAGAACAATATATTATGGTGAAGTAACATCTATCGAAGACCCAACTGATGGTGGCAGGATTAAGGTTAGAATACAAGGATTGGATAATAATACATCAAATGAAAATCTACCTTGGAGTTATCCTTTAATGCCAAAATTTTTTCATATTTATCCACAAGTAGGTGAAATGGTTAGAGTTTTTCTGGAAGATACAAAATATCCAGAAAAAAGCAGATATTGGCTTGGTAGTGTGATATCTCAGCCACATAAAATTGGGTTCGATTCAATATTTACTGCACCATCTACAACGAATTACGCTTTGGTTGCTCCAGAGAAAGCACCAACAACATATCCAGATGCTGATGGCGTATTTCCGTTAAAAACTGATGTTGCAATTGTTGGTAAAGTTAATACTGATATAATTTTAAGATTAAATGAAGTTCATATCAGAGCAGGTAAACATGAAAATAATGATATCCTTAAATTAAACACAAAAAATCCTGCTCAAATATCAATGGTGTTTGAAAAAATGACTGATAGTGAAGATTTTTATAGCAATACTGTTATTATGAGTGATAAAATTGCTATAATTTCACATTCAGGAACACCTAAATTTAAATCAGCAAGATTAGAACCAAAAGACAGAGAGAGAATTTTTGATGAGGGGCATCCGATTGCAAGAGCAGATGTGCTTGTTGAAGCATTGAATATTATGAGAAAGGCATTAATTCAGCACATTCATAGTTATTCAAATATGCCAGCAGATAAAAATGCAATTATAAACGACTTGGAAAACCTTAATTTTGAATCAATTCTACAAAAAAACATTGTTACAAATTAAAAATTCTTTATCTTTGTTTCATGAAAATACCCATACCAGTACCGAATGAAATATTTACTGCGTTTAATGACATTACATTTTACGATGAACCTCATAAGTATTTTCTTAACAACAGAGAATTAATTTCAGTTACAACACTAATACACCAGTACCAAGAAGAATTTAATGAAAATTACTGGTCTAATTACAAGGGAGAACAATTTCATATAAGTCAAAGGGAAATATTACGTGCTTGGAAATTTATTAATAATAAAGGCACAATAAAAGGTTCGGCAATTCATGATTACACTGAAAATCTATTTCAAAATAAAAAATTTCAGTATCCCAAAGACATGATTATTAAAGAATTTGGTTTTGACCCCGTAATTAATGAATATAATATTACAAAAAGACATGTGAATAATTTTTATAATGATGTACATGGTAAATTAATTCCAATTAAAACAGAATATGTCGTTTATGATAAAGAATTGATGATTGCTGGAATGCTTGATATTTTATTTTATAATGTCAAAATGAAAGAATTTCAGATTTGGGATTGGAAAACAAATAAAGATTTTACCACTGATTGTAAAGAAAGACATTTAATTCGTGACTTATTTGTGTTAGAAGATTGTGATTTGGAGTTATATTCATTACAAATGGAAATGTATAAACAAATCATTCAAAGAAATATTCCAATTAAACTTGGAAAATCATATATTGTCTGGTTTTCACACAATAATGACAATTATAAAATCATCGAAACTAAGGACAGGTCATATTATGTGAGCCTGATATTCGAAAATAGAAAGATAGAATTAGCTGCATAGCTTAAATGCACCTCCAAGTTTTTTTAGTAATAATATTATTAATTGTGGCATAAGAAACATTAAATTGTCGTGCAATTTTTGGTTGTGAAATTTTTTGGATATAATATAATTTTTTAATATTAGTAACATCAAGGATAGATAATTTTACATTTGTTTGCCTATGTGTAGCAATACCTTTTTTTGCTAAAGATATTTTATTTCTTATTTCAATTGGTGTTTTTTTCATATAATTCGGATGCTTATCACCACATTTACCATACATTGGATTTTTATTTCCTTTTTTTTGAAAAGAAAGAATTTGTTTTGTTTTTTCGGTATGACTTTTATTAAGAAATGAATGCTCTGGGTCATTTACATTATATCCAAAATTACTATTTGATGAATTATATAATGTAATAAATTTTAATTCATTAACTAATAATTCTGTTATGGAACATTCAAATATTATTGAAAATTCAAAAGAATTAATTCCATAATTATTCCAAGATGATTGTAAATGTGAATTATGATGTTTATTGTGTATTAAATGCCATTTATGGTCACGCCATCGTTTTTTAATATCAACAGCACTGCCAATATATACTTTATTGTTTTCTTTATTTAATATTTTATATATTCCAGTTTTCATATAAAAAGAAACCACAAATATATGAAATATTTGTGGTTTTTCTAATGCTTTTTAAATTATAGATAACTAATTGATTATAAATTGAGTATACAACGCCAAGGTTGTATCGTCAGAGTAATATTAATCAATTCATCATTACCGTAATCAAAATCGCCAAAACTAATACCAGTTATCATGCATTGTTCCAAGAACCATTTTTCAACCTCAATACCAGTTGGGTCAAGTGATTTAAGAAGAATATTTTTTGCATATCCTGCTTTATAACCCATACGACCTGTAAGAGATTCAGCATGTAAACGAACCCATTCCATAAGCTGCTGTGATGTTGAAGGACCGATTGGGTCAAGGAATGTGATTTCCATTTCTTCCCAACGATACCTACCAGCAACATAGTTTTTTTCGTTCATGAAGTCAACTTCAACTGAGTTGATTTTCATAGACGGTCTTTTAAATTTTTGAACTTTCCAAACTTCAATACCTAATTCGTCTGCGAATTCAGCAAAGAATCTATTATTTCGTTTAGGTTCGTATTCAAACGGGATGCCCCTAATCATTTCACCTGCCATGTTTTTACGTTATTAATAAGTAAAAATTATTTTTGTTATTTTTAATATAAATACTTCCGTTATGAAAATAAAATTTTTATTTGCGCAAAATACCAGTTCTTTGATATGCTCTAAGTTCAGCAGGACTTAAATGTTTTACATCTGGCTTTGGCTTTATAACTATATCAACATTTTTTTCTTCTTCAAACTCAGGTACTGGTGATAGCACAATTGAAGAAATTTCTGCAGATTCGTCAACCATTTTATTTTCTTCTTCAGAAACAATTTCCTTTATTTCTTCTTCAGCATCAACTCCAAATTTTTCATCAAGGTCTTTAACATCCTCTTCCTGAATTGTTATTACAATTTTTGGTTCTTCAACCACTGGCTCAACAGCAGGTTCTGGTGCTGGTATTATTTCAACATCTTTTTTAATTTCGACTTTTTCTTCTTCTTCAACTTTTTCAAGTTTTCTAAATTTCCTTGCCATTTTTATAAAATTTTATATTAATATAATTTACTCATAAATACTGCAATAAAAAAAAAGACCCACCGTGTGTGGGTCTTTCTTCAAAAAATCATAAAAATCTTATGCACCAACATCGGCAAATGATGCACCACTCGGAGTTATTGTAAATGTAATGCCGATGAATTCAAGAGCACGAGTAGGCTTCAAGAATATTTCTCCGTACAATTCATTTCTATCACGAGTTTCTGGTGTATTATTACTGTCGTCCATTTTAATTCTGAACTCCTGCAAACCTCTTTCTCTCTTGATATTATCAAGGATTGGAGTAGTCTTCTGCAAGAATTGGTCGATAGTTGCTTGGTCATTCTGTTCGAATACAAGTCTGATTGCAATATTTGCAATAAGAACCTTAATCTGAAGTAACAACCTGCGAACATTTATTCTATCAAGAGCACTTTCTTTCTTCTGAAGTGTCCTCTGTCCAAATATTGCTGTTCCTGCATCTGCAAAGTCAGCCATTGGATTAATTCTACCTGCATAAAGAATATCACGTGCATCAAGACTTAATTTGAATTTAGATTTCCTTGCATCAGTTACGCCACGCTGTAAACCAGCAGGAGCAAACCAAGGGAATTTAGTATTATCAGTAAATGCCATTGCTTTTACAACTTCACCTGTTGGTGGAATGTAAACATTAACATTATTCTGTGTATCCCTCATTTGAATCCAAGGATAATATGTACATGCATAATTACTATCTATTTCTGCACCATCAAGTAAGTCAACGATATCCTGTGCTGCAATCACATCTACCTTTGCTTCACCAATCATCTGCTGATATGGAAGGTCAGGAGCATCAATGATGTACAAGCTATCAGTTCTTTCAGTTTCAACCATTTCAATTGTTTCCTGAATCAATGTTGTATTATCTGACCAGTTAATACCCGGGGTTGCAAAAAGGTTAATTGTAACTTCTTCTGGATTATCAAAGGTATGCATTGCTGTATACCATGCTTGCCAGTCAGTTACAGTATTAGTTTCAGCTTCATTTGCTGGAACACCATCCCAGATACCACGAGGACGATAATTATCACCATATGAACGATATCCTCTGTTAACATCCCAGCCATCAAAACCGCCAGCAGGAACTAATGTAAATTTTCTTGAAGCTAATTCATAATATGTATCTTCTGGTTCATCAATATCATAAATAGTTTGGAATTTACCAGCACCAACCTCAAATTGAGCACTATTGGCTTCAATATCCATATGAAAACCTTTTGTTTGTACCTGTCCAGATTGCCCATTGAAATTAAAGAAATTCTGGTTTATTCCTGTTCCAGCAAATTCAATAGTACCATCCGTATCATATGTATTATATCCTTTTTCAGATATACCTAAATATGTTTTTCTAAGTTTTTCAGTTGTTGCATATTCTGTTTTATAGCGAATTAGTGGCGTAATACCAGATGGAGTACAATCACTAAAATCTTTAAATAAATATCCCTCAAAACCTGCTGGAAATACATCAGGTGATGGGTCTTGATTTGCCATTTCAAGCATAACATACTTGCTCATAAGGTCATATTCACCGTCTGAAGTACCAATACGCTGTCCAACATAATTTGTTGAGCCTTTTACAAGCGTACATCTTGAGAATGTTTCAAGAATTCTTGGATTTTCATCAGTATCGAAGAAGTCACGA